CTTAGCTATGTCACTTGTAGTTATCTTATTTAACTTTAACTCATATACTATAACATTACGTCCATTAGATTTAACGAAGTCAACTCTTCTAGTTTTAGTTGCTGCATTAATAGTATTGATTAGTGGATGTTCAATGTAGAATCTACCACCATCAGTACATAGATCAATCCAGTTTTTAATGCGAAATGCTAAGTCTACTTCATTACGTGGTGCAATTGGAATGCCGTGTACATTAGCAGATTCTTGTTCTAGTAATAATTGATGTGATTGTTGATACTGCTGTTTTAGTTGATATAGAGTTAAGTCAACTTTAGCAGCAAATTCAGGTGATAACCATTGGGCTATTCGTATTGCAACTATTTCATGTACCCAAGTTCCTTGTTCATAAGGATTACCACCTTTAATTGTTTGAACAAGTTCGTTACCCTTAATTCCGGTGATCGTGGAAACCTGTTCTATATAAGACTTTGACCATTTGTTCTCGAAAAAGTGATCTATTCTTTTACCACCTGCTTTGCACATTGCAGTTGCATTCCAATAGTTATCTGAAGTGCGGCGATAAATTGATTCGTTATTAAAATCAAAGGCTTTAACTATATTACTCATTAATTTTGTTCTCCATCATAAATTTAATAATTTGATTAATACCTTGAAATTCTTCACCTTGTTTAACTCTAATAATAGTACAGTTCAATTTAGCAATTAAATACTGTTCACGTTTAATATCGTTATCTTTAATATCTACGTTGTTATGATGTGTTTCGTCGTATTCAATAACTAGATTATATTTTTCATTATAAAAATCTAAATAATAATTATCTACTTTCTTTTGATATTCAAACACTAATAGGTCTTTAAATGTAGATTCTAATAATAATTTAAATTCAGTTTCGTCTCTTTTAAACTCATATCTAATACTATGTACATTTAACCATTGTTGAAAGTACGGTAATAATTTGTTATGAATCCATGTTCCTTGTTTAGTAAAGTTACCACCTTGACGTTTAATTACACATTGTTTTAAAATTTCAGACTCGACTGCTTTAATAGCTTTTTTAGTTCCTGCGTTTTCTAACCAATGTTTAACCTCTTTACCATGCTCTTTAGCAAGTGCTGTAGCGTAAATATATTCATCTAAATAGACATCGCTCATATTACTTATCCTTATTTTTTCTTACCTCTACATCATACTACAATAATTCAAGTTTTAGTTTAATGTAGTTACTAATTGATCTCTTCTCTAGTTCAGCCAACTTAACTAACTGTTGATATTGTTCCTCAGTTACTTTAAAGTTAACCATCTTAGTTGCTAATGTTTTAGTCATAATACACTACTTAATTAACTTACTCATCCACTATATCATACTAACTTAACTTAATTAATGCAAGTAGTTGTCATTTCTCATAGATCTATGTTATCTTAGTTATTAGTTAATTACATACACATAACTACAATGAACGTTGAACATTTAGTAGAAGTTGGTTCTAGAGCAGTTTACGATAATTTCACTGACACTATTCCTAAGTACAAGTTACAAGTAGCTTTCATGGCTATGATTGAAGCAATTAAAGCAGCATCATTAACTGAGTCAGTTAGCATTAAGGGATTTGGTACATTTAGCACAACTGAAGTTAAGGAACGTACAGTTAGCACTATCTTTACTAATGAACCTAAGTTAGTTGAAGCTCATAAGAAGGTTAGCTTCAGACCAGCTAAAGAATACAAGAGTAAAGCACGTTACGATAAACAGGGTTAATAGACGAAGTTATTTAACTACTGCAACATAAAGAAAAAGCACCTTCAATTAAGAGGGTGCTTATTTTTTTGGTCACTAACGTTATTATAACATGAACGCATCTGGTGGTAACTTACTATCTACATTTAATCTAGCTACGATACGACCAACTCCAATAACTAATGTTCTATCAAATGTATATTCAATTAGACAAGTTCCATCAGGATGATACGCCGGACTCATGAATGTTATCTCAGTTCTAGTTAATCTAGTTACTATTGCATTATCAAACTGATATTCAATGTTGTCTATAAACAGAGTTATATGAGATTGATCTGTATATGCTTTCTTTAATATCTGATTAATAGTCATAGTGTTATTCAAATAAACCTTTAATATAGTTACGAGTCACATTAACTGTAACACCATAACTACTATCCATTATATGTTCTCTTATTTCAGCACGAGTTGTATTACCTGGACTATCTGTAATAACTTGAAGTGGCATATAAGTAACGATGTTTGACGTAACTAGATGATTAAGTGCCATCTGCATACTATCAATAGCATCATCATTCTTACCACGTGGAAACATAGTAGCTTCTAGTAATAGTGGTTTAATCCAACTATGTACATTCTCATCTGGAACTAATACGTTACCTGCATTAATTTCTGGCACACAACTAAGGATACGTTGTTCTTTATCACCTTTAGTTATGAGTGGTATAAGTCCAGTTATGGTGCGTTTAAGTAATGCAATTACAGCATCTCCATTTGCACGTTGTTCAATTAACCTAGTTCTTATCATCGGATACTTATTACACAACTCAATTATGGATTCTACTTGTTTAAGTATATCCATTTTGCCATACACTAAGTCAATAATGTAGAACTTGTTATCCTTACGTCCCATAACTATAAGTGACGTATTATCGCTAGTTTCCTTATCGTTCATAGATAAATCGAATGCCATGCAAGTTGCATCAAACTGAGTTGGAAGTATGTACCAATTCTGCCACCATTCACGCCTAATAAGTCCACCACCGAGCGGAACTGGTTGTTGTTGATATTGACTAGCATAGCTCCATTCCTCGTCCTTCTTGAGCCTCTCAACCACATCTCGCGGAAATCGAATTGGTTCAAGTAATTCATTCTGATTAGTGCGCCAATCAGTCCAACCAATGCGAGTCCAGTATCTCTGAGTGTCTTCATATTCCATTGGGAGACATAGATGTTCCCAAACTCCTTCTTGTTGTAAGAAAAAACCAGTCATATCCATTTCACTAACCCTTTGTTGAACCAAGATGATAACACCTTCTGATTGGTTGTTTAAACGCGACATCAGAGTATTGCTGACCCATTGATTAACTTTATCAAGTGTATTCTTACTATATGCAGCGTTAGCTTTAACAGGGTCGTCAATTATAATTGTGTCTGCACCAATACCAGTGAAGATACCTTCAGGACATGATGTGGCGAATCTACGACCATTAGCATTATTCTCATAGTCATTCTTCATATTCTTATCGCGTCTGAACTCCCATGGTGTAGCACCCATATCGCGCCATACTGTAGCCATACCTCGCTTATACCAATCAGATTGCATTATCTGACGACTATGTACACTACCTTCTTCTGCTAATCCATAACCATAACTAACGTTGGCGAATTTAAGATGAGGCTGCCTTATCCAACAATAGGCTGGAAATGCTTTAGTTACTAATGCTGACTTAGCAGTTCTAGGTGGTACGTTAATTATAAGTCGTTTTATTTCACCAGTTAATGTTGCATCTAGATGTTCGGCTATTGCGTGTAGATGTTTAGCTGGTAGGAATACTTCACCATTAAATGTCTGCCAACTATGAGCTAGGAAACTGTAACTAGATTGATATGCTTGAACGTAACTTTGTTCTTCTAGTAGTGATTCTAATTCATACTGTTCATCCTTATTATCTAGTATCGCTAGTTCATATAACTTGTTCTCTATGTTAGCTAGTTCTTTTTCTAATTGTTCGCGGGAAGTCATATAATGTATGTGTAAGTTAATATGTTTTAATTATGGCGCGTAAATTAGGATCTAAGGATAAAGTTAAAAGAAAATCTAGAGGTTTGCTAACTAATACTGCTTTACTTGGTGGAGCTACTGCTATTGGTGGATACGTTGGAGGTAAAGATAGTAAAGTTAATTATTTAATGAAAAATAATTTAAAACGAACAAATAAATTATGGGACGCTCAAGGCTGGAAGAAAGAATTTCCTGATTCTTGGAAAGATGTATTAAATGATATGAAAGGTAAACCCGGTAAAAGTTATGCTAAAGAACAATTAAAAATAATGGAGAGTATAGCTAATTATTTTGGAAGTGGAAGTAGAAATAATAGATTTCCTAAAACTAATACTCGTAGATTAAACAAACTTAATAAGATTAGAAATGTATCCATTGGTAAAGGTGCGTTAATAGGTTTAGGCGTTGGTAG